TGCCCATATAGAGGCAGGCATTTTCGTTGGACCTGCATTACCGGCATATTTAATAAGATCTCCTGTTTGACTGGATGAGAATGTTTTTTCTTCAAGTTCTTTAATTTGTGTCTCACTAAGTTCTTCGCCATCCATGTCCATTATAGTACCAAGAGGATAGAAGACCTCTTCTACAATAATACCTGCATCTTCAATACGTGTGGATTGGCCCATGCGTGCTGTACGTAGATTCATAGGATTGACTGTTCTTATATCCAGGTCAGTTCCAATAGCTTCTACTGCATAGATTTCTTCTGATACCCAAAGAGCATCCTCAAAACCTTTCATCCATAGTTCTCTAAGATTGGCTTTACGCTCATAATATCTTAATATGAGATTAGCCATTCTTTCTCTCATATCCAGGTATTCATAATTTCTCCAATTATCTATTTCCTGGAGTTTTTGTTTTAGCTTCTCCTCATCTTCCTGATAAGCATTTTCAAGTAATTTAGCTACTCTTCTAAGTACTTCTTCGCTAAGCTCTTTTTCTTTAGCACTTACAGCATCTTCATTTACAGTTCTTACTGACCATTTGAATCTCATTCTTGCTGACTCACCAATTAGGACATTTAACCTTGGTTTAGCTATAGGGTAATCTCTGATAGTTATGTCTGTACCTTCTACCGGAAGTCCGACAGCCTGTACATCTGAAGGAGTAATTATACCATTAGCCATATCATAATTTATTTTCTTATGCCTTAATGATGTTCTTACTGAAGTATTGTGTTCAAAAGCTGTCATGTCTGTTGCAGCTCTAACACATTGCATTGCCCACTTTTTACTCTTACGTATCATAGATACCTTTTGAGCAGGAAAATAGTTGGGGTACATGCTATCAACTGAGTCTTGTCTTTTATATGTATTGGAAGCCATCGGTGTATTTTTTTACAAATATAAGGTCTAAGACAACATATTAACAACAGATGGCGGAATCATGCTATGTCTGCTCTGTTGTTTATATTGTCTATAGTGATTAGTAAAGAATTTATCATTTGCTAAATCATTCTTGTCGTCTTTAGTCTTATGAGCATCTCTTCTTGCAAACTTTAGTTTCTCTTCCCGGTATATCATTAACATGCCCATTGCACTTACACGGTCAGCGTTGAGATCTCCATTATAAAGTATTACCTCTTTAAGATAACCTGCAGACCTTATAGTACTCCAGTTCTTAACACCTTCTTCTTTACCATAAGCCTGCTCGTCCATCCATTCTACCTGCAAATCTATTCCATAATTATTAATCGGGGCAGAGACATGGATACCGAAAGCTTTATTTCCTGCTCCCCCAATCTTCTTGAGCATGTCTTTTTCAACAAGGATCTGTGGAGTTTCAGCGAGTAAATGTACGGATGTTGTATTGTACATATGTTGGTAGAATCCTTTCTTTTGATTCTCGTACATACACTTGGCATTGTAGTACATTAAAAGTCTTCTGAACTGTTCATAAAAGTCTTTAGCTAATCTGGTCCGCCCTGTGTACTCTGCCACAATTCTCCCGGTTAGGATATTCATTATGAACCCTGATTGCAATGACCTGTTTTTATCACGGTTGTCATCATCATCAACAGGGTCAAGTGCACCTATATAAATATTAGGTGGTACTATACCTGCAGTTCCCCTGGTAGGTGGTTCAAATATTTCTATACAACCTTCCATGTCTTCATTACCATGGTAGGGATATTCTCTTATAGGCTTTAGATCCTGGTCATTAACCCATACAGGTTTACCTTCTTCCATAGAAAATAAACCTTTAAAACTTGCATCAAGTAAAGTATGGTTACCCATTAATCTGCCATAAGTGTATTTAAGATCGGCTACAGGAAACTTAGAATTTGTTCTGGTTAAGAACATCTCTGATGGATACAATGGATAGTTAACCATCTCAGATTCTAAAGCTTTAGGAGATTTAGCTTTCTTTTTAATTACCCTTCTATTCTCATAATGTTGTTTAGCTTTCTCAACGTCAGTGTTACCATTATGATCCTTATACTTACCATCCATATAATAAGCAGGAATAAACCAGCCAATAAGCCCTGAGTTTTCCCAATCATCAGGAAAGGATAACATGTTAAATCCTTGCGGATCCCTGAATAAAATCTCTGACTCAACAATCTTTTCCATGTTACCACCGGTACCTATATATATAGAAGTTCCATATTTATCAGTACCATCTGTCATCTGAGTAGCATCATTACTACCATGTACAGATAAAGCATTAATAAGTAAACCTACCTCTTCACAAACAATAATAGAATATCTACCACCAGCAGCAGCCTCAGGATTTTCAACTGTAAATACACCATGTGTAAGATTAGTATGTGTACCTACTGATTTCCATTTACCTGAAACCTTCTTTTCATATTTATGCTCCCATTTAGAATTAGGTATTATAGAACCTGACATGTGCTTATAAAAAGGATGTGGTTCCTCGTGTGTAGTTCCTTTAGCCCATGTTCCAGGTAGATTCTCTAATGCATAATGTGTTTTCTTAAGCATTGTATGACTCTTGGAAGCAATGGCTGAACCAACAAATAACTCTGCCAATGGAGGATTGTCTATAGTTTCCTGGTTATATACTTTAGCTCCATCAAATAATATTTCGTGCAAGACCGTGCCCACCGATACAATGTAACTCTTGCCTCCGCCCCTAGCTCCCAATAACATTATATTGGAAGCCTCATTAAAAAATAAAGGACGGCCCAAAGGCTCATCCCTTAATTTACGTAGATAGTCCCGTGTCTCTACATAAGTTTTTATTTCGTCTTTATCATTGAAACAGGTATAATGTGCTTCTGAATAAGACATGTCTCCTGATTCTATATACTTTAGATCCCTATTACAAGAATACTTCTCGTCATCTTCAAATCCTGAGAATCCACGAGCTTCCATAAGATTATAAAAGTATTCCCATTCCAGATCCCTTAAATGAGGACGTATAGGTTTCTTTGGAGCTGTACGGGGAGCATCCTTTTCTTTGTGAAGTATGATACCAAAATTCACATAGAAATAAAGATTTGGTGGTGCCCATCTCCACTTGTATCCTTCAGGTATTTGTTCAATCTCTTCATCGGATGGATCCAGAGTATACCCAGAATCATCAATGCCCCAATAACCTTCAATACAACGTTTCTTCTGTAAACGCCAGAACTTCCGATACTTCATACTCTTAGGATGAAATACCGGAACCTCCGACATTACAAAATTACGTCTGTTATTTATCCTTAGAAAAGCCATTCCTATGTTTGAGTATTTTTTGGTGCTGGATATATTTCTGGTATCCTAATATAGTTCCTTGGGATATTCTCCTGTGATAATCTTGAAGTCGAAGCATAACCTCCTGTACCAATGTATATTCTTGTTCCAGTTTTTGGTCTAAGGCTGGCAGCCTCTTCATGTAAAATTTCATTACTTCTTTCTGTATTAATATCTGTATCTGATCCTTCTGGTATTCCAAAGGTAACATCTTTAATTGTTATTTCTAATACATCCTCATCTTCAAATAGTATTTCAGGTTTCTTTCCAAAAGAACTATCATAGATAAGTACACCGGATTCTTCATAAAAACTTATTACGTCTTTCATGTCTAATCCTTTAGGTAGTGTTCCTATATCATAACTAAGTGTTGGTAATTTTTTCATGTTAACTCCTTTCCTATTACATCCGATGGTTCAATAAAATCTTCTGCGTCATTAGTTACAAGTCTTGCATTATACTTATATCCCACACCTTCTGCCCTGGTATCCAGGTAAATGCTATACTTATCTACTTTAAGATGAAGATATTCCGGTAATAAATCTTTTACTTCTATAACAAAGTTTGCAAAATACAATCCCGGTTTTTCTTTGTCAAATCCTTTAATAATTGTCATATAATACGTTTTTCTGTTAATGATTCCACCAGGCCTCCTTTTGTATTTCCAGCATCTGCATCTCCCTGGTGTAGATACGTCTCCTGTGCTCTTTTATATTCTTCATAAACAATCTTAGTACTTTTCATAAGATCATCTATTATCTTAGCATTCTTCAAATCATATTTAATACTATTCATAAAAGTTCTGCGTTCATCAAGTTTTATACCCCAATCTCTTATAGACCTTCTAATAGGACCATCTACAATTTCAATATATTGTTTAACAGCATTAGCATATTTGCTCCAATCAAAGTCTGGATCCTCAAGCCAATCTTCAGCTACAAGTTTAAGCTTTTCTTCATCCTCCATTCCATAATAATCAGAATCAATATCTGCAACAAGAGCAATAGCCCACATTATCTTTGAAGACTGCTCACCACCATCGTCACTCCCATAAATGGTCTGGAATACCCTGGGGATGGTAAGCTGAGGGTTTGCTGCCCAAAAGTTTAAATTTATATCGAAGTTTGAGAGGGGTCTCATAGTATTTATCGTATCTTTTATACCTTCTTGGTATATGGGGTTTAAAATATCCTAACCCGGGCATTAATACAACGGGCCAGGAGTGCTTATCAGCATTCTGCATTAAAGTCTTAAAAGATTTATATGCAGACTTATAAATAGCAATTACTGCTTCCAAAGAAATATCATGCTCAGCAGCTGCATCAATAATTACCTTTCTCAATCGAGGGTCCAGTGTATTCAGATAAGCTGGTTTCTGTGTTGATCTGGTGCTCATAATACATTCCTTTATTCTTTTGTGCCAAAGAACGTTTTACCATTTTACCATGATCTTCAACCAGAGAGCGTAATTGTTTAATTGTTTGATCAATTATATGTTGCTGTTCTTTATATTGCTCAAAGTCATCTGTAGTATTAATTATCTTTTGCAACATTATACAATCTGCAATATGAGATACAAATTTAACATCAACTTCTATTGTATCCATATCACCTTTATATATAAGATTACATTTTCCCCTTTATATTCCCTATAGCTATTACATCTGATATCCAGTAGAGTGTTTAACGAAGCAATTGAATTTTTCAATCTTCTCTCTAAGGTATCGGGATCATTGGTAACATAACTTTTAGTTAGGCTTCCCAGGTGCTTCAGGAGTTGTGAACTGCTGTACGAATTGTTTGTTTTCATTAGACATTCTTTTTAATGCCCTTTTAGGAATGATCCCTCTTAATACAGTCATTTCATATTCAATGAAAACTCTATCACCGGATAATTCCTTAGGCAATGTTATACCATAACCTGCCATCCTAGGATCCAATGCAACTGCATCTCCAATTTCCAAACCTTCCTCCATAGCTCTGGGCCCAATTGCCACTACTACCATCTTTTCAAATTTCTCTGTATCAACATTAACTGTATCCGGTAAAATGATACCTGAAGGAGAATTCCTAATTCCTTCCAATACAATGTGATTCTTCAATGGTAGGTAATCTATTGTAGATTTTCCTCTATACCCTGGTTCTTTATTTCCCATTATCGTTATACTTGTTTAAAATATTAAATAAAATTGATTTTAATTCCTTTATCTCAATGTAAGTAAAAGGTTGTTCCCTGTACTTATCAGGGGTTGAACTTATCATAGAATTAAGTAACTGTGTTACTACACCCAATAATAATTCATCAGTTTTAACATTCTGAATCTTCATAAGGTTCTCCATCTGCTCCATAAGATCTACATCACTCTGTGATAAATCCCCATTTGGGTTTTGCTCCTCGTTTAATTTTTCCATTGTCTATGTAATTATTTTTATAAAATTCCTCCCAATTATTGTAAGCTTCAACTGTTATATCCATCAATTCAGGATCAAAAGGACAAATATTTATATATACCTCTGCTAATCTACAACGTTCTTTCCAGTACTCAAGTTCTGTCATTAATGATAAATTTAAAATTGAATTCATTCTGATTGACAAGTTTCAAATACTTATCATTAAGCTCAGGGCCTGTCAGGAGACCCTTTTTTCTGAGCTTTGTTTTAATGTTATAAATAACCTGCTTAGACTTTCCTGTATCACTAACTAAATAATCAGAAAGTTCCGGGTTATCTGATTTAACCCCTATAGTACTATAGTAGGCAAGTAAACCATATACCTTTGATTCTGTCTGAGATAATTGTGAAAAGGGAGCAAACATACTGAGCATTTTGCTTTTCAAGACAAATGCTGATTTAGAGGGAACTTTAATATCCATGTCAATTGTAACTTTAATACAAATGTATAACAAAAATTATTAGGTGTATAGAAAAGGTTAATTTTTTATACATTTGTACTAATAATCATATTAATAATCAGTAAATGTGGTAGCTGGTTTTGATATTCTTAATTATTAGTAGAGAACCCCTGGATTTATGACCGGGGGTTTTTTTATTAAAAATAAATTTGACTCGTATTAGTTTATCTGATATCTTTATCAGGCCAACCGGGAAGCTTTTTTTTTATATATATATGTAATAAGTATAAAGATATAAAGATAAGAGATAAGACTATTTGGAGAGAGGAGGGGGTGTGGGGGAGGAGAGAACCTTTGTTGAAAATTTACCTACCTAGAATTTTTTTTCTGAAATTTTTTTTTCAAAATTTTTTTTAATTTTTTTTTCATGCGTCTCAGGGATGTGGGCACCTATAATTAATACCCCTCCTCAATTTTGGCTTGGGGCATATCCCCGGGCTTTAATTTAAACAATAATTCAAAACTTTATTACCATGAAAAATTTAATTAAATTACAACAGTCTACTTCTTCTTTAGTACAATCATTAGGTAGCTATGCAGAGTTTGTTTCTGCAGTAGAGGCTGCTTATGCTGAGGATTTCTCATTTACTCACGTAGATACCACTGATGAGGTTGTTATGCTTAATAGCAATGACAACAAGTACATCAGGTTCCGCTTTATGGCTGATAAAAAGGAGGTTAGTGCCTTCTTCATCAATACTGGCAGGTCTGTCAGTGTTGGGGATGATGTTAAAGACCTGAGCTTTGGTATCTATGACCTGGATGAGGGTAAGGCTATCCTGGCTACTGTTCCTCCTGAGAGTGCTTTATAGTGCTCTCAGGTTAATTAGAGACTGTCTATTCATTTAGGCAGTCTCTATTTTTTTTACTAACAGGAAACCTAAACAATTGCCTTTTCTCATCCTTGGCTTAGGTATAAAGTAATAAGGGTCTTATCATTCTGTGGTAAGTTAAGTGTGAATTAACAACCAACCTTTCCTAAGCCATCTTTTTCTTCTAAGATAACATAAAAACTGTTAATTATGCAATATACCATACATAATACAATTTACCATGAGAATGGTGATAAAATCCTAAGGATAGATATCCATAAGGATGGGCATACTACCCAGGTGTTTGAACTTATCCTAAGAGATGAGAATGATCCTGTAAGGAAAGGAATAATCCCTAAAATTATTATAAGTGGGGAAAACTTAAAATTGGAGGCTGTTGATTAAGTTCAGCAGTTTCTAATTTTTTTAAAGAAGAGAAACCTAAACAATTACCTATCCTCATCTTTGGCCCGCAAGGGTCTGTAAAGTTCAATGTTTTATTGTTTCACCTAAGTTCTGTAAGGTTAAGTGCAGTTCTTAGGTTAGTTAATTAGTCTTAACCCTATTGTTTCATTAAATCATGTCAAACATGTCGGTATTTGGAAATGCTGTTAACATGGGTGAGTCAACTGGCGGTGGTCAGGGTGCTCCAACTCGTGTAATAGGTTCTGTATCTGATGTTGCTCGTGAGTTAAGGTCTGAAGGACACACGTCTATTAGCGTATCTAACAATGTTAGAGCTAATAAGAACGGGTCTAAGATGATCCTTTTCACTGTTGACGGTGTTAACTTCATTGTTAATACTGGTCGCTCAGTTGAAATGGGAGAGTCTGTTTCTGACTTAACTTTTGGTGAGTTTGAGATTGACGGTAACACTGTACTCTTGGCCTACAAACCAGGTAGTGCAGACGTTATGTCTCTCTAAACTCCAGAGTTAACTGGATACTGTTCCTGAAATCATCGCTGTAAGAGCTTTGATAATGCGGTAAAAGGCGGGTCGTTGCTGAAATGA